CTAATCAATTTGAAGCAAAGTATTGGCCCTCTATAGGACAGGACTTAGATGCTAATGATGTAACAATAACATCAGGTGATACTCTTACCTTTGAGGTAGTAAGCATTGATGTTGGACCTGTTACAGGTGACATAGCATTACAGGTAGGTTTATATGATACTAATAGTACTAACTTTGATAGTGTATTCAAATTAAATCTAGGCACTCTACCACATGATGACGTGCAAGGATCTACTCAGGGTGCAGCAGTCGCTAATGATCTCCAAGATAATACTTCAAACATTGGTGAGGTCACTGGGATGGCAATGCAATTCCGTCCTACTAACATGGGTGAGTTTGAATGGGAGCCTGGTTGTAAGTCAACCGAGACTTGGATAGATCTATCACCTCCAGATCCAGGAGATCCATACACTAATGTATGGGAAGGTGGTGCACCTGTTGCAATGCATGGTACCAATCAAGTACCTGCTGTGCTTCCAGGTGAGACTAGGTATACTAATAACCCATTGATGCCAAACATTCCTGGTGCTTACATCGATACAGGATATGTCCTAGATCAGAATGAATACTTCAGTGATACAATCTTACCAACGTATAAGTATAGGATGCTCTCAGGGTGTTACAACCACCTCTTAGAGAATCATTTGGTCACTAGGTTTGAGACTCTAGTAGGTGAGTTCTCTGCAAGCAACAAAGACATGTTGTTACAAGCAGCACCTACTACATTTGCTAAAGGATCAGTGCCATGGTATACTCTAGGTGAGCAGAGCACCCCAGGTTATCAGGCAGTAGTAGCAAACTTATGGGATGGGTGGACGGTCACTCCAACATGGAGAGACACATACTTCTCACCTATTACATTCATTCACGACTACACCTTAGATAATTTCGCTGGTACTGGTGCATCTAACTATGCTAATGCTGCTAAGGTACGTGTAGGTATTACATTCTACCCAACAGTAGCAAGTTTCAGTGCTAACTCACGTAACGTACACTACTGGCAAGCAGTGATACATATCATTGATGTTATATCTCCTGGTAAAGGATACACTGAAGCAGCAGAGTTTGTCTGCACATGGCCTCCTGTAAGAGACCCCTTCCATGAGGACCAACTGACTACTCCATACTATCCAGACTATGAATCAGGGTTTAAGATACCATCACGACCAGTGGTCGCATGGTTCGAGGATGATGATCTAGTTAAGAGGATAGCAAAGGAAGCAGTCTACCAAGAATCACACAACAAATCATCACCAGTGTGGTACTTCACTACTGATAGAAATAAATTCAGGGTGAAATTTAAGATTATTATCACATCAGTTACAACTTAAGTCAGCAAACGCATACATATTATGTCACAAGGTTTTACAGGTAGAGAAGCAAACGCAGAGCGATCTCTTGAGAAGTCTTCAAAACAATTGAAGGCACTTCGTAAAGTGATTGAGCAATTTAAAGACGACCCGAAGGGTAAGAAGAAGATGCTCAAGAAGATGAAGAAGTACTGGAAGAGTCCTATCGCTGAGATCAAAGGTCTCGACTACAAACCGAAGGGTGCTGACTACCAGCTACCTGAAGATTTGCAGCAGGATCTGGGCAAAATGGCCGAGTATATTGATCCACGAGAGGAGGAGGGTACACCTGAAGAAGTGGCACTCACACCTGAGCAAGAAACCGAACTACGTGATAGACTAACCAAAACACAAGATACAAATGATTAATCTGGAGGAAAAGTTTGGGTCTTACATCGGAAGTAGTAAGACCTTTCGTATTGATGGGGTTGATGAGCCTGTCACAGGGTATGGATACCACTGTGATGGCAATGATATTATAGGGTACTGGGTTAACACTCGTAACTATAAACTGTTCTACAATCTCAACGAACAATTCCTTAAGATGGATCCCCTTATGCCAGTTAGTGAACTGGCACAACCCCCCTTGACGGTATCCCGCAATACCTGATAGTATAAATACTTCTTAACAAAGGACTCGAAATCATCGTAACCCTGTGTTGGATTTAAAAAACGTTTCCCATGTCGGGGAGACTATCATCCGCAGGGTATTTTTATGGCCCATGCGAGACAATTAAAAACACATGTCAATCAAATCAACAATCGCTGCTATCGCAGCATCTCCATTCCTACTCGCTGGTGCAGCTTTTGCTGGTCCATATGTGAATGTTGAGAGCAACTTATCTTACCCTGATGGTGAGTATTCTTCTGCTACTACAGACATTCATGTAGGTTACGAAGGAGTAAATACATCTGGTAAGCTTGCATACTACGTACAAGGTGGTCCTGCTGTAAATCACAGCGAAGCTGCTGATGATACAGACCTAGACTTCTCTGGTAAAGTAGGTGCTGCTTATGCAATCGCTGATGCTACATCTGTATACGGAGAAATCTCTGGTATCACAGACGAAGATTCAACAGGCGACTCTCTAGTTAACTGGGGTGCAAAAGCTGGTGTTAAGTTTACTTTCTAAAACAGAAGGTTAATATCACACTATATAAAGGGTCTCTTAACGAGACCCTTTTTTCTTTCCACTACTATTACTATGGCCGAAAAGACACCAGGAAACACAGCAATCTATACGAGAGAGGGTTGCCCTTACTGCACAAAGATTAAGGAAGTCTATAGATCTAAGGGTTGGGGCTATGCAGAATACAAATTAGATGTTAACTTTACTAGAGACCAATTCAAAGGTGAGTTTGGTCAAGGTGCTACATTCCCTCAAGTCATTATCAATGGACAAAAGAAGGGTGGTTGTACCGAAACTGTTAAATACCTCCGAGAGAATCAGTACGTATGATGAGTGACGCATCCGAAGAACTCTATACCATTATCGACAGAGCGATAGACGAAGCGATGTTGAATGGAAGGTTCCTCTTTAATATGAAGACGTATCTACAAGGAAACAAGTGGACACGCAAACAGACAAAAGAATTAATAGACTCATCCTCTATGGATGAGTTAACTGGTGTGGCAGGAGAGTTATCCGAGTACATTGCAAGAGACAAGTATATGTCTGAAGCATACGGTAACATCCCTAAGCCACAAGCACGTAAGATTAGGAAGTACTTCCAGTCTCTTGTAGATGATGCAAGAGAATACTATGACACTCGGAAACCAGGGCGTCCAAGGAAGACTAAATAAAAAAAAGTTAGGAGGTATACCCTATGGATGACGTTGCATTTTATTACATCGCATTCTTCCTAACAATAGGTAGTTTTCTTTTAGGTTTTGTGGTAGCATGGAACATAAAGAATGTCTTCGATGAGTGGAAGGAGAGAGCAGAGTATGCTGCTATGGTTATGCACCCTGAAATGTATGACGAAGGTAGACCTGTTGATCCTGGTGAGTTAATATACTTGCGTATTCACGACGAAGATGATACAATAGACGATGAAGACGAGTAAATTATGAAACTAATGATTTCTGAGGTGCTTCAAAAGGCACACAACGCTAAGACCAAAGCAAAAAAGGTTGAGATCCTCAAGGATAACAACACAACAGCACTAAGGTCTTTGTTTGTTATTAATTATGATGATAGTTTAACACCTCGTGTCCCTCTCGGTGAGGATGTACCTTATCGTAAGAATGAGGCACCTGTAGGTACTGAACATACTCTACTAGAGAAGGAAGCAACTAAACTCTATCGATTCTTTAAGGGTGGTGATGATACACTACCTAACATGAAGGTAGAGAGCATGTTTATACAGATGCTTGAAGGACTCCATGCTGATGAGGCAGAGGTTGTAATCAAGGCAATCAATAAGACACTTCATAAGAAGTATCGCATCACACATGCAGTAGTTAAAGAGGCATTCCCTTCAATAGAGTGGGGTAATAGAGGCAGATGAAACTAACTGATGAGCAGGTAGCTGAGATCAATGGTAGAGGATGGGGGTGCTCGGTTATATCAACTGGAGTCACTCCTGATGCTGCTGAAGATAAAGGATTGCCAACCAATGCATACCTGCTAGAGTTAAAGAAGGATAATGAGGTATGGTTTGATATAGTCATGGGTGGTGCAACTGATATCTTTGACACATACTTCGATATATTTGGTCATTGTATGCAGAAGATGTCATACACTAAGGGTGCTAGAGCACCTGGTCAGTACACTAATCCACTGTCAGCAATACCACCTAAAAAGAAGACCAAGAAGAAGTAATGCCAGTTTACAGAGACTACGAGATACGAATCAACCTTAATGAATTGGTTGAGAAGCGTATCCCAGTGTGTAATGCACTGCATCCTGATCACTGTCTAACAGAGGATCAATGTGATATGATTGCTCATGCAATCAGACAGGACTTAGACCTGTCACCTATCTACAATCAGGTAGATGATAAAATCAGAGAGTTTTGTAACGTAGCAGAAATTGAGATGCCATGACAGTATACTTTGATCCAAGGCAACCAAAGAAGGATCCTTCTGAGATGACCGAGGAAGAGAAAAATTATGAGTTGGGTAAGCAAATCGTGACGGCAGTAGCAAATCTATTTGTGTCCCCTGTAGTACTGATGTTAGTATGGAATGCATGTGTCCCAACCATTTTTGGGTTACCTGTGTTAGGATACTGGTCTGCAATGGGACTCTATATAATCTCTAGAATATTATTCAAACCTAATAATGACTAAAGTATGTTTAGTTAGTGTTACACCCGATGCCGAGAAAACTATAGGTTATGTCGCACGAGTAAGTAATCCTAACAACCAAGACAACCCGAAGGTTGATAAACTATTGAAGTATTGTATAGACCATGGACATTGGTCTATCTTTGAGCAAGCACACATGACCTTAGAGATCAATACCACACGAGGTATTGCTGCTCAAGTACTAAGGCATCGTAGCTTCACCTTCCAAGAATTTAGTCAGCGATATGCTGACACTAATCTCCTTGATCAACCTGAAGTACCTGAGCTAAGGAGACAGGACACGAAGAATAGACAGAATAGTATAGATGACCTCGCAGAAACGGAGAAGGCGTTCTTACAAGGCCGAATTTCGCAATACTTCCAAGAAGGGATGGACCTATACAATGACCTATTATCTAAGGGCATTGCGAAGGAGTGTGCGAGGTTTGTTCTCCCACTAGCAACACCCACCAGAATATACATGACTGGTAGTGCTAGATCATGGATGCATTACATACAGTTACGCACTGCTAATGGTACACAGAAGGAGCACATGGACATAGCAAACCTATGTCGTGACCACTTCATCTGTAACTTCCCTACCATTTCTAAAGCATTAGGGTGGTGTCCCGATGTAGATGACTGTGACTGTCAGTATGGTTTCAAACCCAACACTGATGGATGGGAAGACACTCAACCTTGTTTACGGATAGAATGATGCCAACATACCCAGTAATAAATAAGAATACAGGGGAGAAGAAAGAACTCTCTCTAACTATGTCAGCCTACGATGAGTGGAGAAAAGAGAATCCTGATTGGGATAAAGACTGGTCCGCAGGGATCGGTGGGATAACATACGGTGATCCTAAACAATCAGATGGATTCAAAGAAGTTATGAGTAAAGTACAAGAGAAGCACCCAGGTGCTAACTTATCGAGGTACACTTAGATTATGCCAGCACGTAAGAAGAAGAATGGCAACGGCAACGGTGCCACCAGAGCAATGAAAAGGAAACCCCCAATAAATCTTGATCATCTCAAGACTATTGAACCATTAACTGAGAATCAGACTACGGTCTTTGAAAGTTATGGTGAGGGTAAGAACCTTGTACTCCATGGTTGTGCAGGTACTGGTAAGACATTCATTAGTCTTTACCTAGCACTACAGTCAGTCTTAGATCCTTCCACCCCATATGAGAAGGTCTACATGGTCAGGTCATTAGTACCTACCAGAGAGATTGGATTCCTACCAGGAGATGCAGAAGATAAGTCTGACTTGTATCAGATACCATACAGAAATATGGTACGATACATGTTCCACATGCCTGATGAGGCATCCTTTAAAGTATTGTATGACAACCTAAGAGGACAAGAGACTATAGATTTCTGGTCTACATCATTCTTACGTGGCGTGACCCTTGACAAGTCCATTATAATAGTGGATGAGTTCTCTAACCTAAACTTCCACGAGTTAGATTCAATCACTACTCGTGTTGGTCAGGATAGTAGGATCATATTCTCAGGTGATTACTCACAGTCAGACCTCACTAAGACCAATGAGAGGACTGGTGTGCTAGACTTTATGAAGATTGTACAAGCAATGCCATCGTTTGCATGTGTAGAGTTTGATATCAATGACATCGTGAGGTCAGGATTCATAAGAGAATACCTCATCACTAAAATTGAAATGGGATTTGATTAATGTTTAATTATGTTGGTCCTGCTAAACCTCTTAAGGAGGTTACAAGTAGGACAATGGACCAAGGTCGTTTCTATAAGATAGATGACAGATGGATGCCAAGTGTTACAACTGTTGTCGGACACCAGTCAAAGCATGGTATACTAAAGTGGCAACAACGAGTTGGATTTGCTGAAGCAGAGAAGATCAGACGGTCATCTGCATGGCGAGGCACTCAGTACCATAACTTAGTGGAGAAGTATTTAAAAAATGAATTGGAGGAAGATAAAGAGAGCAAGGGTCTTCCCACGTACCTTTTTAGGTCTGCTCGTGAGACTCTTGATCGTATTGATAATATTCACGCTATTGAAGCCCCTCTTTACTCTTCTACTCTATGCATTGCTGGCAGGGTTGATTGTATTGCTGAGTTTGATAACGAACTTGCTATTATAGATTTCAAGACCACCAAGAGTCTCAAGAAGGTGGAGCACTTAGAGAAATTCTTTGTGCAAGAGGCAGCGTATGCTTACATGTACTATGAGTTAACAGGTATTGAGGTGGACAAGTTAGTCACTCTATCTGTTGCTGAAGATGGTAGTATGCAAGTTGAGCAGAGATATGATAAGAATCCTTTCATGGATACCCTTGTCGATTGGATAAACACATATCATGAGGAGATCAATGAAGGAAATTGAAGAGAAGTTTATGACCCAAGGTAAGTTTACATCCCTTGTTGAAGATAGGGTTAAAGCAAGTCAAGGTCTTATAAATTACATTGAAGGTGTAGCATCTGTATGTGAAGAGTTTGAGATAGAGGTGGAGACAGTTGGTAAACTGATATCTAAACCACTCAAGGATAAGATCAAATGGGATGCACAACAACTAAATTATATAAAACGCACGAGTAAAGCAATTTTAAACCTATGACTGACAATTTTTTTAAATCAGAAGTTGTACAAGCAGAGTTGGAGCAGATTCAAGAGTGTTATACTGAGCTCTTGAAGATGTCTTCAGGACTTCAAGAGTTCTCACCCGAAGAGAGACTAGATCACATCGAGAAGACTCTAGAGTTGGTTGCTAAACAGAAAGTATTCTATGCACGGTTACAACTAGCAGCAAATGAGTTGCAAGATGATGACTCAGCAAAGGAAATTAAATCAAAGATCGACATGATGTCTGGTGACTATCATGGTGGAATGAATCTAACAATGATCCTAGACCACATGGAAGAGAAGCTAAGGACATGGAGGAAGGATCTCAGAGATCAGGGTGTTGACACACCTAAATAACTATGCTACTATAATCCAGTAGCAATATCACAATACAAATTCGGAGACAAATACGAATGTCATTTGCAAGTCTAAAGAGTAAGTCTGGTACATTCTCCAAGCTTACACAACAGATCGAGAACATGTCCAAGCCTCAGGGCAGAGGACCAGATGAAAGACTCTGGAAACCAGAAGTGGACAAGTCAGGTAACGGTTACGCAGTAATACGATTCCTTCCAGAGCCAGACGGAGAAGATCTCCCATGGGCACAGGTATGGAGTCACGCATTCCAAGGACCAGGTGGTTGGTACATAGAGAATTCTCTTACCACACTTAACCAGAAGGATCCAGTTGGAGAGTTAAATAGGACACTATGGAATAGTGGACTGGATGCGGACAAGGATACAGCACGTAAGCAGAAGCGTAAGCTTTCTTACTACAGTAACATCCTTGTTATTAAAGACCAACTCCACCCAGAAAATGAGGGTAGAGTATTTCTTTATAAGTATGGCAAGAAGATCCATGATAAGATTGCTAGTGCAATGCAACCTCAATTTGAGGATGAGACACCTATCAATCCATTCGATCTTTGGAAAGGTGCAAACTTTAAGATCAAGATCCAAACCATTGGTGGATATTGGAACTATGATAAGAGTGAGTTTGATGTACCATCAGTTGCTGGTGGGTTAGATGATGATAAACTTGAAGCACTCTGGAAGTCTGAGCATTCCCTAAAGGAATTCACTGACCTTAAGAATTTCAAGTCATATGAGGACTTATCAACAAGGTTGAATCTAGTATTAAATAAGAGTGCTAGACCAGTGGTAAGATCAAACGAGGAGGATGAAGAGATCCTTCCTATCGGTAGTCCAGTTGTTAAAGCGGACCCACCTACCCCCGCTAAGGCAGGGTTTGGTGCTAAGATAGAAGAAATAGAAGGGGCAGGTGACTCACCCGATCTTTCTTATTTTGCCTCTCTAGCTAACGAAGACTGATGAAGAAACTACTACTGCTCCCACTTCTACTAATTGGTATCACGACACCAGTACGGGCAGAAGCACTAACTTGGAATGAGTTTTGGGAGCCGTTTGTAGAGTCTTATCACCATGGTCACGACCATGGGTCTCCTGACTGGAGAGATTGGAGGTACGATCACGGGCATGGACACGGGCATCCACATAGAAGGTGGAGAAGATGTGAAAGGGTTGTGGATTATGAGAAGTGGGTACCTGGTCATTGGACTAGGTTATCCAATGGTGATGAGAGATACCAGCGAGGGTACATGAAAAGTTGGTCTGAGATTCGCTGGTACAGATGTTGATATATTATTCGACTTTTTGAACAAGGAAAACCCCCGAAAAAATCGGGGGTATTTTTTTGTCTGTAGGGTTTTTTAAATTATCCAGTACCGTATTGGTTGGTAGTTGTGGTATTATCATCAACACCTGCTGTGCTGGTTGTTACTATCACTGTGCTACCATCCGATAATACATCACCTGCACTAATAGTAGCACCAGAGGTATCAAACGTCCTAGATGAATAATCCTCTTGAGCCGCAAATTCGATAGAACTGCTCTGACCGATATTTGTGCTATAAGTCGGTTTAACGTTAATAAACTGCTCTTGGACTGTATCTTTAGATTTCTTAAATTGCTTCAATTCGTTAGTTTCTTGATTTGGAAGATATTGGACTAATTCTTCAAATTCTTCAACAAACGCTCCTAGGTATTCTCGCTTCAAAAGGTAAATATTGCGTTTTTTCTCATTATCGTTAGAATGCATCTCATACGTGGTAACAGGTCTAACGGTCATTTCCTTATCATAGACACTTCCATCAGGAAACTTATATGTGAAGTTTTCAGGCACTTCGATGCCTTCCCTTAGTACTACTCTTCCTTTACCATCTTTAATTCTCTGTGTTACCCAGTGATCAACTGCACTTGCTTCAGTTTCACCATATGTACTTACGAGATACTCCCATAACTCATTTTCCTCCATGGGCCAATCTTCATACACATTAATGATATTATTTGTTAGTAATATCACCCAGTCCATTGACATATCACCATAAAACTCCAGAGCAACCTGATCTGGTCTCATACCGTTTGGAATCGTATATTGAGTAAAACCCAAAATAGCGTCATCTAGGTTATCCTTGATTTTGATCCTTCTGAAGAGATTCTTACCAAGAGTGTAAGGATCGACATTATTCTGTCTGTAACTAGATGTCCTTACATAGACATCAGGTAAATATTTGAAATAATTTGACATTAGGTCTGACTCCCTGCTGTTGATCTTGGTGCGGTTCTATTTCTACCACCTCTTCTCCATGCTCTACGATTTCTCCAGTAATTAGGATTAGTCCTAGATCTGCTATTATCTGGATCTACTGCTGCTGGTGTCCCAGGAGGAGTATTTGCAGTACCAGAGTAAGGAGTCGCATTATTACCGAAATTGAAATATCCACTGTTTCTGGATGAAACACTATCAAAGGATTCTTTAGTAAGGAATTGAGTTTCTTGGAAATTAAGAGTCATCTGATATGACGCAGGACCAAAATCGGTCAAATTGTTACCTGGAGTCCATGATTGCAATGATGCGTAATTACCATCTGGTGCTAAATCTACATCAACACCCTTTAATACCATTTTGGTCGGGAATTGCATTAATGCGTTTAGCATACCTCCACCTGCTCCGTATCCTGGGTTAGTGATGGTCTCTTCTTTACCATTATCGGTATATCGTACCACTGCTATCCTAAAGTACTCGGGTAATGTCAACCAGTTGTTACCATCCTTACCAGGAAGCATTGCTGTCCTGAACGTGTGGATTATCTGGTATATGGTCTGGACATCCTGTGCATTCTTAGGTTGCATCTTGAATGAGAAGGAATGATCCCTAAAACTTGTACCACTGAAGATTGCTTCTTCATATGGGTTAAATATCTTACCTTGAGAGAGTGCCGATAGTGTATTGGCATCCATGCCATCCATTCCCTGACCAGTTACACCAACTGTTGCATTTATTGCTTTTGCACCTGCACCAAATGCTAATGCTGGTTTTGCAGCATCTGCGAATCCCTTTAATTCGCTTTTAAATGATTCTCCACCAAATTCACCACCAGATTTAACAATCTTCTTAGCAGCACCAACTACGTTTTGTCCTGCTGCACCTAATGATACATTCTTATATTCTGCTGTATATTTCTCACTTAACTTGTTTGGTAGGTATAGATATATTGTATCGATGATATCATCGTGCTCATGTCCATAAATATCTATTTTAAGGTAATCTATCACCCTCGTTGGGAAAGCAGCATCATCCTTAATAGCTTCTCTGCTATTTCGATTATTCGCTCCTAACGGTTTACTTGTTGGGAAAACTAACGTCATGTCTTATAAAGGGAAATTCCGACCATCAAACAAACATAAGTACAAAGGTGATCACACTAAGATTATTTATAGGAGTTTGTGGGAAAAAAAATTCATGGGTTGGTGTGATCGAAATGCAAACGTCTTAGAGTGGGGAAGTGAAGAAATTATTATACCTTATCGCAGTCCCGTGGATAATCGGATCCATCGCTATTATCCCGATTTTTATGTTAAAGCGAGGACAAAATCAGGAGGACTCGCAAAGAGCATTATTGAAATTAAACCTTATGCACAAACTCTCCCACCGAAACCTCAGAAAAAGTCTAGGAGGTTTATAACTGAAGTGAAGACTTATGGTGTAAACACTGCTAAATGGAAAGCAGCAAGAGCGTACTGTAAGGATCGTAGAATGGCATTCTTGATATTAACGGAACATCATCTAGGAGTATGAGTATCTTCACGGACGTAAAAGATTTAGCAGGAGGTGCCATGCAGTCTAAGCAATGGTACAGAGAGCAGTTGCAGTATGGATTGGAACCATATACTGGTGCTTTCACTCTAGGTGACATTATATTTTTTAATTACTCAGCAGCGACACCTAATCTACCATTTTGGGATACATTCCCAATGGTTAGAATCACAGATGTAGACTATGACAAGATGCAATTCTCTGGTGGTAATATACATTATTTGAGACCTAGTAGTAGAAAAAGTATGGCAAATACATGGGCTGCTGGTAGTATTTCATATCCTATGCGTTGTCACCATAAATACTTTATGAGTAATGTGACAAGTGCATATAATGTACCTCAAGAGGAGTTGGAGGATATGACTCCACTACCAGTTGAGCAATTTGTTATTAACCCACCTGGACTAGGGAAAACAATGGAGGTACCTAGTCGGATCATATGGAGTAGACTTAAGTAATGGCAAATAGTTTTACCAATTTCAGAAATCTAGTAGCAAAGGGAGCTAAAGAGCCAGCAAGGAGTAATCTATACTCTGTGAGGTTGGACTTACCCCAATGTCTTATGATGAACGATGTTAACTTGAGGACTAGAGGTAGAGATGTATTTGAGTCTGTTAATTACTTCGCTGATAACGTAACAGTACCAGGAAAGAGAATTACTACAGGACAGATAAGAGATGTAGGTCAGCAACGTAATTTTGCTACAGATACAGCATCTACTGATATAACATGTGACTTTATCGTTACAAAGGATTTAATACATCGAGAGATGTTTGAGAAATGGATGCAGTACACTGCTAGTGATGCTGAGAATAGAGTGACATTATATGAGGAATATACAACTAATATGATGGTGAGTAAGTGGGAGTTAGGATCTAATATTGTATGGAATGGACGTACTCAGTTAGGTAAACCATACCAACAAAGATTAAACAGAGCAACAGGTGTCTGGCAGATGTTTGGTGCATTCCCATACGATATGTCAGCACTTAGTTTTAACAACGGACAGACTGATCTATTGAAATTGACTATATCCTTCTACTACGAGAGATATAGGTTTGATACCATTGGTGGTGAGGGTACCCGTTTCGATGCAGGTGACCGTCATATCAACTTCTTCAATGAATCTGCCAATATAATGGGATACGATACCGAGCAGAAAGATGTTGCTCGATATGGTGTCTAAATAAAGATAAGATAATTACTAAATTATGCCTTTACCCAAGTTATCCATACCTGAGTATGAAATGGAATTGCCTGTTACAGGCAAGAAATTAACATACCGTCCCTTTCTAGTGAAAGAGGAGAAATTGCTTTATCTCGCTATGGAGTCGAATAACGACAAAGAGATGATTAAAGCAGTGAAGACTATTATTAAAAACTGCACCAGTTTGAAAGGAAAAGTAGAAGATCTCGCAACCTTCGAGATTGAGTACATCTTCCTTAGAATTAGATCTAAAGCAGTTGGTGAGGTCAGTGAGTTTAAGATTACTGCACCTGATGATAATGAAACCAAGATTGATGTTACAGTACCTCTAGATCAAGTTACTGTTGAAGTACCTGAAGGACATACTAACAAGATTGAGTTAGATGGAAACGTAGGTATTAAGATGAAGTATCCATCACTGGATGTATTCATTCAACAGAACCTAACTGAGAATCCTGATATTGATGACATCTTCAAACTCGCTGCTGGTTGTATAGACCAAGTGTGGGATAGTGAAGAAGTTTATGACACTTTCAGTAAGACTGAAGCATTAGATTTCCTTGAGGAGTTGAATTCTGAGCAATTTGCTAAGGTACAAAACTTCTTCCAGTCTATGCCTAAGTTACAGTATACAATTCCAGTATATAACCCTAAGACAAAGGTTAAAAGTGATGTGGTACTAGAAGGTCTAGCATCTTTTTTCGAGTAGCCCTAATGCACGATAGTCTTGAGAATTACTACAAGACTAACTTCGCATTAATGCAACACCACAAGTATTCTCTAACTGAGTTAGAAAATATGATGCCTTGGGAACGTGATGTTTATGTGAATCTGCTTATTGCTCATATCCAAGA